CAGATATTGTGGAGAGTGTAGAAAAAGAATTAATGGAAGTCGCAAAATATGACGACGTCCTAGAAATGATAGAAAAGTACATTGAGTAATTAAATGGCAAGAACACAAACAAAATCAGATGCGGCAGGAAAGTCTATTATTACTAGTAGATCAGTGGTTTACTCTGATTTTGATTTGGCTTTTCTTAAACATCCAAATACAAAAGATATAACAATCTTAAAAGATTTGGATGCAGTAAAACAGTCTATAAAAAATCTTATTTTGACTAGTAGAGGTGAAAGACCATTTCAACCTACACTAGGATCTAATATTAGAGCTTTATTATTTGAGCCTGCTGATTACTTTACTGAATTTGATCTAAAAGAAGCTATTGAAGAAACAGTTCTAAATTTTGAGCCAAGAGTTAGATTATTAAATATTGATGTTACTAGTGAAGAAGACTATAATAGATTTAGAGTTTCTATAGAGTTTCAAATGATTACATCGCTTCAAACTGGATCCACAGAATTTTATTTAGAAAGAATTAGGTAAGGGGTTATAATGGCTATTACGGTTTCAAAAGAAAGACTTAACGTTACGGAGCAAGACTTTGATCAGATTAAAGATAATCTTAAAACGTTTTTACGATCTCAAACTACACTTGCAGACTACGACTTCGAAGGATCAGCTCTCGGCACTATTATTGATGTGCTTGCTTATAATACTTTCTATAACGCATTTAATGCTAATCTAAACGTTAACGAAATCTTTCTAGATACTGCACAAGTAAGAAACAATGTTGTATCACATGCTAAGTCACTTGGATATGTTCCAAGGTCAACTACTTCAGCTTTTGCCACAATTGATGTAACAGTAAATAATCCAGCTGGTACACCAAGTTCATTGGCTATGCCACGTGGTACTACATTCCAAACTACAATTGATAATAAAAATTATACTTTTGTTAACCTTGAAGCTCAAACAATTGTACCAGTGAATGGTGTATATACATTTAGTAATGTACAAATCAATCAAGGAACTATTAGAAACCAAGAATACGTTGTTGATAATACAGACACATCTCAAAAGTATGAGATTCCAGATACAAATGTAGATACGGCAAGTCTTATTGTTAAAGTTAAAACAAATGCAAATACTACAGACTTTGAAGTGTATACATTAGTTACTAATATTGTTGATGTCGACCAGAATACAAATGCGTACTTCTTACAAGAAGGCATGGATGGAAAATACGAAATTTATTTTGGTGATGACGTGTTTGGTAGAAAATTAGCTGCAGGTAATATTGTATCATTGGAATATCTAATAACTGACGGCCAAGCTTCTAATAACGCTACTGTATTTACTCTTACTGGTAGTATTTCAGGCAATACGAACACCAGTATAACTTTAGCCTCAGCAGCTGGTGGTGGTGCTACTCGTGAAGCTACTGATTCAATTAAGTTTAATGCTCCACTTTCTTTCCTAGCTCAAAACCGAGTTGTAACGGCTGATGACTATAAAGCTATTGTAAAAAATAACTATACAAATGCTGAAACTGTTTCAGTCTGGGGTGGAGAAGAACAAGCAGTTCCCGAGTACGGTAAAGTATTCTTATCAATTAAGCCTGGTAACGCTGAAACACTTACTGAAGTTCAGAAAACATTTATTAAGGACTCTATTCTTAAAACTAAGAACCTAGTGTCTATTACACCAGAAATTGTTGATCCTGATTATACATTTATTAAACTAGAAGTATTTTTTAAGTATGATCCGAATCTAACATCACTAACAGCTGGTGAGTTAAAAGATCAGGTTATTGCTACAATTACAAATTACAATAATACTAATCTGAAAAAGTTTGATGGTGTATTTAGAGCATCACAAGTAACTACTCTGATTGATGCTACTAATCCTTCTATTCTAAATACAATTCAACGAGTATTTGTACAGAAACGTTTAACACCAAATGTTGGTTATCCACAAAAATATACTCTTGAATTTTCATCTCCATTCTCATCTAATATTGCTACTGGAGCTTCGGTAATCGATTCAAGTGAATTTATTATGAATGGCTTTAATCATAAGATGCAAGATGTCCCAACAGATGATCCTAATATTAGAAAAGTTCAGTTATACAGAATTTCAAATAACCAAAAAATTATTACTACAGTAGATGCTGGTACAGTTAATATTCAAACAGGTACTGTAGAACTTACTAACTTTAACCCTGACGGTGGGTTGGTTGGATCTAATCCATATATAACAGTAACAGGTACACCAAGCTCAAATGACCTAGCACCAAGAAGGAATCAATTACTTCAAATTGATCTTCTACAAACAGTGGTTACTCCACAAGTTGATGAAATTGCTACAGGTTCGGTTATTGCAGGTATCGGTTACACAACAACAGCGAATAATAGCTAATGTCACATAAAGTAACAACCATAGTACCAGAGCATATTCAGCTCGAAAAACCAGAACTTATGAAGTTCATGGAAGCGTATTATGATTTTTTAGATCAACCAGATCAGCCAGGTGCATTCTTAAAATCTTTGCCCTCACATCGTAATTTAGATACAGTTGGTACTGAATTTCTAGAAATGTTACAAAGAGAGTTAGCTGTTCCAATTCCAGAAACTGTTGTTGCAGATAAGTCTAAATTATATAAGAACATTACAGATATATACCTTTCAAAAGGTGCTGAACCTTCATTTAAAGCTTTGTTTAGACTTATCTTTAATGATGACATTGAACTCTTTTTTCCAAGAGTAGATATTCTTAAGCCTTCGGATGCTAAATGGGATCCAACAAACGGCCGTTGGAAAAATGATGATGGTAAATTATCTGTTAAAAAGTTTATTCAAGACTCAAGATATTACCAGTCGTTTTCTTATGTTATTAAGACTGGACAAACAATTGATAACTGGAAAGATGTAGTTAAGAAACTACTGCATCCAGCTGGGTTTGCTTTCTTTGGTGAGGTAACTATCTTCTCTGAAGCTGTTGGAGTAGCCGGTAGTCCAGTAAAAGCAAAAGGTGTAGCAGACTTTAGTACACTAGATACTGGTATTCCGGTCTTTGCTGATCCAGTAGTCGTAGATGTTGCAATACCAGTGGTTGGTGGTGTTGCCCTAGATATCGAACTTACGTTCGTTCTTCAACCAATTAATCAATATGCAATAGGTCCAAACTTTTTGCATGTTGAAAAGTATAAATTCCTGCCAGACATTGGTCCTATAAGTAATTATGCAGATTTTACAATTGCTGATGCTGCAGCAGGTACTAAATTAAATATATCGTTTGAATCAGTGATTAACATCACATAACGTGTATAAATAGTTTTAACTAAATTAAATGAGGTAAGGTTATAAAATGACGGCCATCGTATCAAAACAAATTAGGGTCAACAACGCGGGTGCATTTCGCGATGACGTAGGTACTGATAGTACTTATCTATACATCGGTCGCTCACATAACTGGCCTAGTTCAGATACTGCAATTGCAACTCCGGTTGATACAGTATTTGATAAAAATAACGTACATCAGAATATGATTGCACTTAAAAAAGTAGCTCAGTCTGATGTTTCCCATTGTATTACTCGTTATAACTGGCTTTCAGGTACTACTTATGTAGCCTATGATGATCAGTTATCTACGTTAAGTACATCACAGTATTACGTAATCACAGACGAACTAAATGTTTATAAATGTTTGCAAGCTGGTACTGGTGCTTCGGTTGTTAAACCAACTGGACAAACCACAAATGCTGCTAACGCTGTAGAGTCTGATGGTTATGTTTGGAAATTTATGGCTACTCTTTCGGGTACACAGGCCACAAAGTTCTTAACTAACTCGTTTATTCCAGTGAATGTTATTACATCAAATGATGGATCACTCCAGTTTGATGTACAAACTAATGCTCAAAATGGATCAATTCATAGAGTTGTAGTTACAAATGGTGGTTCAGGCTATACCTCAACGCCGACAGTAACGATTACCGGTAATGGATCAAGTGCCACAGCTGCAGCCACAGTCGTAGGTGGAGTAGTTACAGCCATTTCAATGAGTAATATTGGAACCGGCTATGATGAAGCTTTAGTTACTATTACAGGTGGCGGCGGTACAGGATGCGCTGCAAGAGCTATTATTTCACCTCCTGGCGGTCATGGTGCAAATATGGCTGATGAACTTGGTGCTTTCTTTATTATGTGTAACGTTAACTTAGATTCTGCTGAAGGAGCTGGAGACTTTCCAATTGATAATGACTTCCGTCAATTAGGTCTTATTCGTAACCCATTTAATTTTGGAACAACTGTTAATGCCACAGCCTCTACGTTACAAGCTACTCGAAATCTAGTATATGGATCTCTTGCAGGTGGAGCTTTTGCACCAGATGAAATTATTACTGGCGGAACCTCTGGAGCTCAGGCCTATATAACTTCTATAGACGTAGGAACAAGTACTATTCGATATCATCAAGATGCTACTACTGGTTATGGAACTTTTCAAAGTTCAGAAGCTATTTCAAATAGTGGAGCGGTAACAGCTAACATATCTTCTCTTGGTGACCCTGAAGTTGAAAAGTTTTCTGGGGAAGTTCTTTATATCGAAAACAGAAGTGCGGTTGCTCGAGCTAATTCGCAAATTGAAGATATTAAACTTGTACTAGAGTTTTAAGGTAAAAAAATAATGACAATTGATTTTAATGTATCCCCCTACTATGATGACTTCGAAACAAATGCGAAGGAACAATACTATCGCATTTTGTTTCGGCCTTCAGTGGCTCTTCAAGCAAGAGAGTTAACTCAACTACAGTCTACTCTGCAAAATCAGATTAGTCAATTTGCTAATCATACTTTCAAAGATGGTGCCATGGTTATCCCTGGCCAATCTGCATTGGATAAAGAGTATGGATTCATTAAAGTTGCTTCAACATTTAACTCAGCCGATGTAGAACTATATCGAACAGAATTTGAAGGTACACTTATTACTGGTCAAACCACTGGAGTGGTAGCTAAAGTAGTTGGCACGGTTGCGGTATCTGGTTCAGATCCTCTTACATTGTTTGTTAAATATACTTCATCTGGTACAGATAAAACCACAAAAGAATTTGCTCAAAACGAAGTTGTATTATCAAATGGTTCAACTCCTCGTTCAGCACAAATTAATAACGTATCGGGTAGTGTAGGATTTGGTTCAGCTGTATCTATTCAGCCTGGTATCTATTATGTCAATGGAACCTTTGCTTATGTTCTAAGCCAAACACTCGTACTTGACAAATATACAAATACACCTTCTTATAGAATCGGACTTACAGTAGTTGAAAGTTTGGTATCTTCAACACAAGATGCTAACCTTACTGATAATGCAACTGGTTCTCCAAACTTTGCGGCACCTGGTGCTAATCGTTATAAAATTCTACTTACATTAACGAAAAAAGGTTTGACTGCAACGGATGATGATAACTTTATCGAGCTTATCCGTGTAGAGAATGGAGTTATTTCTAAGCAGATTAGATCAACCGAATATTCTATCCTTGAGGATACATTTGCTCGTAGGACTTATGATGAGTCTGGTGATTACACAGTTCGTCCTTTTGGTATCGATGTAAGAGAACATTTACAAACTGGAAACAATAGAGGAATATATTCATCTGCTGGCGGCGGTGATGATTCTAAGTTGGCCATTGGTTTAGAGCCTGGAAAAGCTTATGTCCGTGGTTATGAAATTGATACTATTGCTACAACGTATCTTACAGTAGATAAAGCACGAGATACTGCTCAATTAGAGAATAACGTTATCTCTTTTGAAATGGGTAACTAT